AGTAGTTACATCAAATGTAGTATCTCCCTTTCCTTTATATAATCTAGCCAATGCTTGGTTTTCTTTTGAAATTTCTAATTCATCACCATGTGTTAGTAGTTTGAATTCTAATTCAGTTCCACTTCTTGGTAATTTGAATTTATAAAGATTTTCAGAATTTAATAACTTTTCATTAAAATCTTTTGTTTTTACTTTAGATAAATCAATAGTTACTTCTTGTTCTTCTAATGTAGATGGGTCAGTCATTTGTACTTTATAATCTGCACCATATCCCAATACTCTAGTTGCTAATAGAATAGCGTTTTTATCTCCTATCAGAATATCGTTTATATTTAAATCAGGTTCTACAACTACTGATTCAAATAACTTATCTAATACTACACCCTTTCTAATTAATGATTGTGATGCAAGAATATCTTCTTCTCTTGCAGTCATATACTTAATTTCACAATTTCCTTTTTTTAGGGGATGTCCTTCTGGGTATCCCAAACCTTTAGATGGTAAATCAATTACCTCAGTTGGGAATTCAAATTTATTTTCGCTCATAATTTAACCTTTATTAGTTGTATATATAAGTATATCGAAAACAAAAAGTTATAAAATAAAAAAGGTTCTCACTAAGAGAACCTTTTCAAAATATAGATAGTAGTAAATAATATCTTAAAATTCCAATATTGCGTAATCGTAAGAAAGGGTTAATTCGATATCAGCAGGGTCATTAGAAGTAAAATCTAAATCATTGAAGTTTGCAGCAGTTATAAATGCCCCTTTCAACTTCCATTGTTCGATTTTATCTCCAACAGGTCCTAACATATAGAAATCTATATCTTTTTTATAGAAATCTGCATATCCTTTTCTACCAGTTAAAGATTCGTATCCTAAACGAACCCATTCCATCACTTGTTGAGCACCAGAAGGAACGATTGGGTCATACATTGTTAATGTAATGTCTTGCCATTCACCTTTACCTTGTAGTTTTCTATAAGTGTTGATGTGGTCTAATTTCACCGTCTCAAAGTTAATTGAAGGTCTACTTGTGGTCTTTATAAGGTATGATTGAATTCCATCAATCTCCATTATATACCTGTTCTTCATCTTCGGTTCGAAGTTGGTGAACATCATTTCGTTAAATTCTAATACTTCTGCCATTTTTTTATTTCCCTTTTATACTAATAAATATTAGTTATTCATTTTTTTGTTTTATGCTGAGAAAGATGCTCCAGTTGGTAAGATGTTGAAATCAATTACAATGAATTCAGCCGTCTTAGCAGGTTGTAAGAATATCTGTCCAGCAAGTATGTTTCTATCAACCACATCCGGTCCGTTGTTAGATTCATCCATAACTACTTTAAATGCGTACAATCCTTGTCTTTGTTGAATTCCTTCTAAGTAAGGTTGTACAGTATTAATGAATCTACCTCTTGTCTGAGCCGTATTTTGTTCAAATACTAAGAATCGAGATGTAGAAGCAACAAACTTCTTAACGTTGATTAATAATCTTCTAACATTGATTCTATCAAGTGCTGATGCTTTATCTTGCAACGTTTTCTGTCCAAATGCTACAATACCTTGTCCAGGGAAAGAAGCGATTGGATTTACTTTGTTTTCATATAAAGTATCTCTTTCAGAGTGTGTTAATCTATTTAGTACACTAACTGCTCCTATAATACCTCCTCTATTCAAACCAGCAGGTGCGAACCATTCAGCTGCAATAGCGTCATTTGCTGCATATACTGCGGGTAGTAATACTGATGGTGGAACTGAGATTAGTTTATTTGTATTCGAATCTACTGTCTTAACCCAAGGGTAATAAGAACCTATATAGTTTGAATCAATTGCGTTAGCCTGAGTTGTTACCTGAGTTATTGTATCATTTACTGATGTTAAATCAGCTATATAGAAACAATCTTGTCTAGCTTCAACCATATCCAATACATCAGTTACAACTGCTGGGTGTAATCTTCTTACAATACCAGGAGTTACTACCATATTGATATCATACTCATCAGCGTTTGAAATTGCGTTCACACTTTTAGCGTATGCTTTTGAACCAAACTTAGTTGAATCAGTTAAATCAAATCCTTGCGAATTTCCAGTTGAAATTGAAGAACCTAAAGCGATTTCTCTATTCGGGCTCATTCCATCAAATCCACCTTGGAAACCAACAGTGAATTGTCTCTTAATCATATCAGCAGAATTTGAACCAGTCATTTCTAATGCTAATCCGATTCCACTTATATTTCCATCAAATCCAAATACTAAATTAGAACCAACTCCTACACTTTCAGGTAGAGGATTCATATAGTTAGCGTTATCATCTTTTACACCAATTGATTCAAAATCAAATCCAGAATAATATTGTGGATTACCAGCGGTGTTAGCTTGTGAACCTATTTGGTAAACAGCTGCAGGAACGATAGTTTCAACAGTTGCTTTAATTGGGTTAGAATAAGCTCCATGTCCAAATGGTGCAGCAGATACAGGGTATGAACCTTGCTCTCCAACTTCTACTCTAAGATACTTAGAGTTGTTTATCCAATCACCATTTTCGGTAATCTTTCCATTTGAATCAATTGTACTATATCTATCACCAATTACTCTAGCAATATAATTTGCTGAGCCTGGATCTAAGTTAACATTATTAAATGATTCTAATACTACTTTTCTTTTATCTGTATCTTCGTAAGAACGGATAGTTAATGAGAATACTGAATAATCAGTACCACCATCTTCACCAGCTGCTTTCACACCAGATATAGAAACTTTAAATCTTTTATTTTCACCATTACCATGTCCTAATGTATGGAAACGGAATAAATCATATCTTTCACCGGAGATTAATTGTGATTTTACATATGGTGTTACTGCCGTACTAGCATCGTAAGTAAAGTTTTGAGTTGGTAATACAACTCCTTGAATTACATTCTTATCAGTTATTCCATCATATGCATTCTTAAAGTAAGAATACACATAAGATTCTTTCGAACCTCTTGGATTAGAACCAAATACATCAGTTACATCATTATTATCAGTTGATAATAAAGAAGAAGAAACTTCTCCAATACCACTACCACTAACAACAAATGAACCTGTTGCACTTCCATCAGCTATACTAAATCCATCAAATCCAACTTCTTCATCACCATTATGTGTTGAGTGAAGTGTTGAAATTAATTTCAATCCAGCTGAACCAGTTACTGCAATACCAATAGGTGCTACTTGACTATAACCATCTACACCTGCTACTCTAACAATAGTTGCACTTCCTGCTTCCCTTAAATAGTTCTGCACTGCATACTCTGTATAGTAAGTACCATCAGGTGTACCAAATTTTTCTTCGAACTCCGATTGTGTTCGAACTACTGTGGGAACAAACGCTGGTCCTTTCTTAAAAGGTCCAATGAACGCTGCTCCAATTTCTCCAACCCCTTGTGCTAAGAACGAAAGGTCATTTTCTCTCGTAAATACTCCAGGTGATACAATTCTTTCTGCCATATTATCTCCGTTTATTAAATAAACAATTTAGTTATTACAAATATAAATATAACTAAAACGTTGAAACCATTAATTATTCGCCACCACCATCTACTGGTGTTGGTGTTACTGAACCTGTTGACCAAGGAAGATTCTCATCTCCTACTTCTTCAACTGCATCATCAACCTCATCAATACCTTTTTGTATTTGTGCTGAAATGTGGTCCCAATATCCGTTTTCTCCAGTTACTGATGAAGAAACCCAACCGATTACTAATTGTTCAGTTAAATCTCCAAAAGCTACAAATTCATCAACAGAGCCTGAATCAAAGTCTATTGGAGTTGCTCCAATAAATCTACCTTCAGTACCAGTAGTACCTTCAGTTCCTATAAGTTCCCAGCGTGCATGTAATATAACATTTGCATGCTCACCTACTGTTTTTTTAGTCATTTGGGTTATTCCCCAAGAATAAGTTACTGCCATTTTTATTATCTTTTATATATATAAGTATATAGGTTGTTCTCCAAACGGAAAACTAACACCTATAAATATAACCAAATTTAGTTAAACACAAATATTATTATACGATATTTCCATCAGTAGATGAATAACTGCTTGATACATCAGTCCACATATTTTGAATGAATACAGATTCACTTGCAAAAAGATGTTCTTCATTTTCGAATGTGTATAAGAAATCGGTATGAGTTCTACTAATTTCTTCACCCCCTTCTACAAATGAAACTCTTTTAACAACTTCAATATGCGGTGTATTCACATTAATTTCTAATTTGTTTAAAACTATTTCTTTTTCTATTGCCATTTTACTATTTGTTTAATAATTCTTTCATCATCTCTTTCATTTCTAAAAGTTCTGATTTTAAATATTCAATTTCTTCTTTTTGAGAATCAACTATTGCTTTTTGTTCGTTAACTGCGTTTACAATAAGTGGTACAACTCTATCGTATTGAATTGTCATATAATCATACCCTAATGATTCTGCAAGAGGTGCTGGATGTACTATTTCAGGTAATATTGATTTAACATCCTGAGCTGATAAACCTATTTGTAGTTCAGTTCCCTCATACCCAATCATATTGGCTTCTTTATTGTTTCTATAATAGAAACCATTTAGTTTACCAATCTTATCAAGAGCGTTTTCAATATCACCTTCCTTATCCTTCAATCTCATATCAGAATAGTAAGCGATTATATCACTTGATGCTCTTAGTGAACCGATAACATAAGCACCATATGATTCAGTTCTTATTTTTTCAGCCCCATTATAGTATAATCTTACTCTATCATTTAGATAGTTAAGTTGTATCCATTCGTTATTTACATCATTGTAAATACCATTAGCAGAACTCATATCGTGCATAAACACTACTCTACCACCAATGGAGAATCCTTCATATCCACCTACATCAGAACCATAAGTTGCAATAGTACCATACTGCCCACCTTCATCTCTTACCGCTCTTATACCACAACCTCTATCTTGTAAGTAGAAACCAGTAGCACCTTGTGCTCTAAACCAATTGTTTGCATATAGAGAACTAAATTGAGATGATGATGCAGGGTCTACATAATATCCAGTACTATTTGAATCGTAATATCTACCAGCGTACATTGAACCACCATTACCACTATTCTCATCAAGAACAGGAATAGTTCTCCAACTTCTCCATCCACTCCAAGAACTTCTGAATCTCAAGTTGGTAATTGGTCCACCAACCATTTGCCATCCATAACCACCAGTGTTAGAACTTCTATAATGGTATGATTGTACTCCTACCCAGTGCGATGTACCTGAAGGTTGGTTAGCTGGATTACTCCAAGAATCGATAAAACCAGAACCCCAAGTTGAAACAACGTTCATATCTTGTCTACCCCATCCCATTGCACCAGTCCAATAGTTAGTATCACTAGTAATACGAGGTCTAGCTCTATAATATTCACCAGAGTTTCTTGTATGACCTGGTTGGTTAATATAAGCCATTGTTCGATTACTTACACCTTCGAATCTCGTAGAGTGTGCAGATGCACCATCAAAATAATAACCAGTATTATTCGAATCATATATAATTGGTGCTCTTAATGAAGAACCAGCTTGTAGGTTGTAGTTAACATATACGTTATTTCCACCTAATGGGTCAGTAGCGTTGTTAACAGACATCACCTGCGTTGCCATATTGTAATCGTTGTAGAAACGCATACCATTGTAGCTGGAGTTTGCTCCAAACTTAATACCAGTATGGAATGCGATTCTTAAATCAGGGTATCTATAAGACCAACTACCACCTTCTCTGAAGATTGCGTATGCTGAACTTCTACCTGATGAGAAGTACATACCATATGTATGGTCAGTTGATACATCATATCTATTTCGTAAATCATTTGTACGAAGTGAATTCATAATAGCATCACCTTGACCAGAACCAAAGTAGTATGCCGTATTTTCTCTTTCATAGAATATATTAGCACGAGCATCATTCATCATTGTCGTACCACCACCATTCCAATAGTATGCAGTATTATCTCTATCATAGATAAAGTTAACCTGAAGTGTACCATTAATATAAGTTGTTCCACCTACATACCAGTTAATATATGTACTATATCCACCTTGTGCATCTAAGTGTAAGTTACCATTTGTTGTAGCAACACTTGCGTATGAACTACTATAATGACCATTACCACCTACTTGTAGGTATCTACCCCAAGATAAGTTAGGGCCATATAATACTCCAGTTCTTTGTCTACTTCCATATGCACCTGATGTAGAATTAGGGTCTAAATAATACCCAGTATCATTTGAATCATAGAAAATTGGTGCTCTCATCGAACCTCTAGCTAAACCATATCCACTACGAGTTGCTAATTCCCAAGTTCCATTGTACATTAACTCTACATAAGAGTTTCTATACATTAATACAGCCCACTCATTTTCTATATCATTGTAGATACCAGCTGCGTTTGAATGGTCATGCATAAACACCCAATTTCCATTGATTGAATATCCACCCCAACCACCTCTAGTAGTTGAAGTTTGAACAGTACCATAGTTACCAGTTACTGTATCTCTACCTACTCTAAATTCTAATGCACTATTATCAGTATAGAAATAAGTACCATTATCATTTTGGTGTCTAATTGCCCAACTTCCACCAGCATCTAAAATACCAATGTTATTACTATTATCAGCGTAGTAGTAACCTCTAAGAGTATTCCCAGAAGTGTACATACCAATTTCAACTGTCGATTGTCCACCATATAATCTCCATCTTCTATTAGAATCAGAATACCAATGCATTCCAGTTGATTGATTATATAAACCTTCTCCACTATTATCATTTCTGAACCAATTTCTAGCGTAAATTTCAGTTGCTCTTATAGATGTATTGAAATTAGAAGCGCCTGAAGGGTCAGAGTAATAACCTGTATTATTATAATCGTAATAGATTGGTGAACGATGTTGGTTGAATGCATAAACAATACCATCAGTATCAGACCTCCAAGCTTCTCTATATGATGAATAGAAAGTTCTCGTTCTTCGACCTGAATAGTAGTTCAGATAAATATCATTTCCATTATATGAATCCATATGGAAATTACCACCTAAGTATATTCTACCATTATTATTTACTGATTCAATAGTTGCCCCATTTTCAATATCAACACTATTAAATCTAACATTTCTCATTCGAGCATCACCCTGTGAACTACCGAAGTAATATGCGGTGTTTTCTCTTTCGTAGAAAATGTTAGCTCTGAAATCATTAACATAAGATGTAGAAGCAAAGTTACCATAGTAACCAGTATTATTTGCATCATAGAACACATCAGCAGCGATTGATGATTCATTTTTATAAATGATAGAATCTGCAGTAAAATCTGATATATTAGATGCACCTGGTGCTTTATTTATATATGCCCAACTTCTGGCTGGTGTACTATCAGTATAAGTTACACTTCTCGTAGTTCTAACTCTAGCTTTTACCTGAGTGTAGTATCTTACATCTACATAAACAGATATATATCTAATATCTCCACTAATTGTTACTGGAGAACCTATTTGAACTCTAAAATGATTGTTACCATAAATATTAGCATCAACTAATCTTACAGTATATGCGTTATTGTATCCCCAAAATACTTGGTATGTCTTTTTAGAACCTCTACCATAATATTGTTCATGTAATTCTACTTCAAATGTACCAGTACCATTCCAATCGTTATAATCCATTGCAATTCTAGCAATTTCAAATCTACGGGCGGTTGTTCCACTTGCACTTAATGTTGAATTAATTGCAATTGTTTTATGAACATCTATTCCATAATCATCTCCTAAATTAACCGTACCATTTAAATTTAGTGTACCTTGTACATTTAGGTTATTGAGGTTAGATGTTGAATGTGAGTCTAAGTAATATCCGGTATTATTGTAATCATATACTATTGCAGTTCTTACTTGGTTATAGAAGTTACCTACTTCTGCAGTAAGTTGTGCATTTCCACTACCAGTATCACCATAGAATGTAAATTCTGCACCTGCACCATTTGGATTACTATCAGATACTCTAATCTCAGCATCAAATGATGTATTGATGAATCCAATTCTATTACCTGCTAAGGTAAGAGTATTCATATGAGATTGTCCATCTGGATTTACATAATATCCCGTATTATTTGAATCATAGAATATTGGTGCTCTAGACGAAACCCTAGCATTTACATCACCACTATGATTTACATACCATTGTCTTGTACCTTGTCCACCAGCACTACCAGTACTACCAGTTGTTGTCCATGCTTCTACATAACCCGAATTTACATCGAATCTTACATATGTACCATATGGGTTACTATTATTCTGTCTACCATAATATTGTCCACTAAAGTTTATGTTACCACCAATACCACTATTATCATAAGTAATACCTGGTTCAGATGCCCATAAAGTTAAATGTGAATCATAAATATCACTAGGATGATTATAGTGTAATTGAATTCGAGTATCACCATGTCCACCTTCAACATAAAGACGTTGTAGTCTTGATGCTTCAGCAGGATTTACATAGTATCCAGTATTATTTGAATCGTAGAATGAAGTAGCTCTAATTTGTCCTTGGAAATATGCATTACCATTATCTAAATCAATAGAAGCACGTGTGTTACCACTACCAATGAATACTAATTCATTTGGATTCGATGAACTCCAATATGAGTTTCTTGGATTGTTATTACCGGCCCACATCATTCCCCAAGTACTAGCAGTTTGCCAAATCCAATGAGTATAATCTTGTGCTCTTAATAATATGTTGTCATCACCATTTGATGATGTGTTAAATCCATCTCTATTAATGATACCATTAATTCTTAATGATTGACCTGTATTTCCAGATGCTGGGTTTAGATAATAACCTGTATTATTGTAATCAATAAAATTAGGTGCACTAATATCGAATGAAGAAACGATTGTTCTTTCACTTGTCCAAAAATCAAAAGGTCCTCTATATACATTAGATTCTCTTCTTGAGTATTTTGGTGGTCCCCAAAATGGCATTGCAATCATTGTATTGTAATAGTTTGAACCATTACCATGATTACTAATTAAATAATTATGCCATCCACTAAATCCTTCAAATGTACCACTACTTTGGTTGAAAGTGAATTCACTACTACCAAATCCAGTTATTGCGAGAGCTCTTGCTCTTGCATTTATTGTACCAGCAACAGTTAAGTTATTTAGATTAGAAGTTCCAGCTGGGTCTAAATAGTATCCACTATTATTGTAATCTCTGAATAATGTTCCTCTTACTTCATCAGTAAATACTGCTCTACTTGATATAGCAGCCTTAAATGTACCATTCAGTAGAATTAACATACCATGGTCATTCAAATTACCCGCAGCACCTCCAGCATTTGGATGTGACCAAGCTACACCATATAAGTTACCAGTACTACCACCATCATCTGGTAATCTATAAGCATCGCCCATAGAAAATAGTAATTGGTATCTACTTGCGGAGTATAAACCATAAATTCCTTTTCCGTAATTATCAAAAGAAATACTTCTACCATATGTTATCCTATTAGTAGTACGAGTATCATGTCTCCATATTAATGAATCAGTTCCAGCGTATCTACTATAATGATATGATGTATAACCACTATCCCAGTAATAATGGTCACCATATCCACTAGATGAACTTTCACCAAAGTAGAAGTGAGAATCACCACTATCGGTAGCCCATAATTTAAGAGTATCATTGATATTAGTTGTATCATTGTTACCATTACCTAAAGTAGTTGTACCAGAGGTATTTAACGTAATTATATTAACTGCGTTTAAGTTAGATGTAGATGCCGGGTCTAAGTAATAACCAGTATTATTTGAATCGTAGTAACGATTTGCGTATAAATCACCAACATTAATGTTTTGATTATATACAGCCGAAACCTTCATAGTAATCGTTATCTTCTTAGTACCAGTAGGTTCAGTTGAGTTACTAACAGATGTTACTCTATTAAACTCACTACCACCAGCATCTCTAACGTTAACTGAGAATGAATTCCAATAAGATACTCTTGGCCACCAAAATGCTAATGTTCCACCATTATTAAATACCTTCATTTGAGTGAACCCTGGCTTACCAAAATGTACACCACTTGAATTTATAATAGTGTTAGCGTATAGATAACCCTGTGCCATAAATGAGAATGGAGTATCCCCACTATAACTTTTACCAGTTGCCTCTAAGACAAATGATGCTCCATTTGTTGCCGATGATGGTATATCAGTTTGTACTAAAGTACCAGATGTAAAATCAGAACCAGAATGTTTATATGTTCTTACTTGATTACCCTTTACTGTTATTGCTTGAGCCTGTAATATGTTTATATTTGATGTTGATGCAAAATCACCATAATATCCAGTATCATTTACATCATTAAATCTGCTAGCCCAAAATTCACCAGTTGAATAAAGAATTTTATTGTTTCTTACTCTAAGGTAAGTACCATCGGTCATATACCAACCACCACCCCATCCGAAGCCAATTTCTTCATCTTTCATAAAGGTAGAAGTACCTCTACCAAATACGATAGCATCGTTATTGCTGGTTAATTGAATTGAACCATTAATATGTACTCTATTATTTGTATTTGAGCCAACTAATGGAGTATTATCATTTACTGTATATGATATACCAGTTTGACCAACAATTAAATGTCCTTCATTTCTAGTGTATGTAGCAGAATCACCTAATTGAAGAATATCAGGATTTGTTCCTTCATCCATTCTAATCACTTGTCTACCACCAGCTACTAATTGTAAATCATCAGTTTGTAATCTAATGTAAGTATTTGTATCACCATTATGTCTTATGTACTCATTTACTCTTATCTCACTTAAAACAGATGTAGATGCAGGGTCTACATAATACCCAGTATTGTTTCTATCATAAAAAACTTCAGCATCTAATCTACCTAAAGTAAATCTTGCAAATGAAGATGATGAACCAGCATTCCAAATCCAATGAGTTGGTGTTCCACCAAGTGCAGCACGATAGTTAATGTACATTGATGTTGAACCACCAAACATCATTTCGTTACCACCTGATTTAAATGATAGATAACTACCATTTGAATCTATATAATTATTTGCATTATCTAAATAAACTCTTGCAAATTGAGGAGAATCAGATGTACGAACATTTTGGTTCATATTATAAGCATATGGTTGAGATACACTATCTAATATTTGTCTCCAACTATCCCAAGTTGTAGTACCAGTTCCTAACCTACTCCATAATCTACCACTAGCAGTATATGAAATCTGAATTGGATATCCTCCACTTAAATCAGAACCACCACCATAACTTCTCCAATGCATTTGTCCATTATAAGAACCACCATCACTTAATCCATTGGTTGCGTTACTTTTAAAATCAAAGTAAACACCCCTTTCTCTACTATTTGGTAAATCGTTTGTACTACGAGTATCATTTGAATCAACTGCCTCTGCTCTAGCAGAAGTACCACTTACATTTCCTATAAAATTGCCAGCGGTTACCTGATTGAATTCAACATTGTCAGATGTACGAACATTTTGGTTCATTGCATATAACTCATTATCACCATGCCCAGTATTAAGGAAGGTTGAGTTTATACCACCACTAAATGTTGCTTCACCTGTTTTGTTAATCTCTAATAATGATTGTGCTGCATATTCAGCCTGTCCACCACTTGAATGATATCCAATTTGATAATTAGCAAATCCACCACTATATCTTAAACCAGCAAACCATTCTTGTCCACTATAAGTTACATCAGTAAACATAGTACCAATCGCTCTACCTTCATAACCACTCATATTAATCATAGCAGTTGCTGCAGGAGAACCAGCAGTATTTGTTGCTATAATATTTAAAGAAGTTCCAGTGTTTCCACTATCACCAACTGTTAAATTATCAAATGTAGGTGAATCGGTTGTACGAATGTTTTGGTTCATTAAATGAACCTCAGTAGCACCTTGTCCAGTATTAATAGTACCAATATTAACTAAGTTACGAGATGTATCAATTACCTCTGTACCATTTAGTTTATATCCAAATACTGCATTTACACCAGTATCATCTAAGATTTGGAAGTGTATTTTGTTTCCATCTTCAGGTTCGTAGAAATCTAATCCTTCAGGTGTAGCTTTAATAGCCATATCAATTCCAGTATCCGAAGAACCATTGAAAAAGATTGTTGGATTTGCTACTCCACTTAAATAAAGATTATTTGATTCTAAACCATCATCTGCAAACCATCTATCAGCTGATTCATCCCAAAAGAATTTTTTAGTTGCTGATGAACCTCTTAATACTTCAATACCACCATCCTCTGAAGGAGTACCTGTTGTAAAGTTTGAATTAAGAGTTATAATATTATCTGCTAACAAAATTGTTTCGGTATTTACACTTGTTTGTGTACCCGTTACATTTAAGTTACCTGTTATGTTTAATGTTGTACCATCAAAAGTAAGATTACTTTCAACAGTTCCGTTTGGTGCTGAACCATTAAGTGTAATTAATCCATTATCAGTTGTACCAGTTAGTGCCAATACACCATCTGTACCACTTTCTCCAGATGAACCACTCGTTCCACTTGTTCCAGATGTTCCAGATGTTCCACTACTACCAGATGAACCTCCACTACCAGCAGTACCATCAGTACCACCAGTACCATCTATTCCAGATGAACCAGAACTACCAGATGAACCACTTGTTCCACCACTACCAGCAGTACCATCAGTACCACTTGAACCACTTGAACCACTTGTTCCAGCAGAACCGCTTGTACCTTGTTCACCATCTTCACCTTTTGCTCCACTCGTACCACCAGAACCAGATGTTCCTCCACTTCCTGCAGTACCATCAGTACCACTACTTCCACTTGTTCCACTTGAGCCTGATGAACCACTACTTCCGCTTGAGCCTGATGAACCTCCACTACCAGCAGTACCATCTCCACCACCAGCTCCAGTTAAACCAGAAGAACCACCAGAACCAGATGTTCCACCACTTCCACTTGTTCCACCACTACCAGCAGTACCATCAGTACCATCTATTCCAGATGAACCACTTGTTCCACTTGTTCCACCAGATCCATCTGTACCATCACCACCACCAATACCAGAAGAACCAGATGAACCAGAACTACCAGAAGAGCCTGAAGAACCTGAAGAACCTCCACTACCAGATGTACCATCTTCACCAGAAGTTCCATCATTACCGTCATTACCATCATTACCATCGTTTCCATCGTTTCCATCATTACCAGATGAACCAGACGAACCAGAACTACCAGATGAACCAGAAGAACCAGATGTACCTCCACTTCCAGAAGTTCCACCACTTCCTGCAGTACCATCAGTACCAGAAGAACCAGATGAACCAGATGTTCCACCAGAACCAGATGTACCTCCACTTCCAGAAGTTCCACCAGAACCAGCAGTACCATCAGTACCAGAAGAACCAGATGTTCCACCAGAACCAGATGTTCCACCAGAACCAGCAGTTCCATCAGTACCAGAAGAACCACTTGTTCCACCACTTCCTGCAGTACCATCAGTACCAGAAGAACCAGATGAACCAGAAGTTCCAGATGAACCACTTGAGCCACTTGAACCAGATGAACCACTTGTACCAGATGTACCAGCAGTACCAGCAGCTGGTTCCCATTCTGAACCTGTGTATCTAAATATGTTAGTATCAGTTGAGTTATAATATAATTGTCCAAGCTGACCACCAGCAGGTTCTGAACTAAAGACTGGAATTACTACCGAATCTTTAATTAATACTGAACCTGTAAATTGATGTGAATCAGTACTCTCATCACCAAACACATTCGAACCCGATGCGTAAATTACTGATGATGAAATAAATGTTGTTATTAATTCGTTTGAGGTGATTGTTCCATTTACAGCTAAATTATTACCAACTGTTAAATCGTTAGATATATTTAAATTATTTGCTATATCTGCTGAACCCGTTACTTTTAAATCAGTTCCTACTAATAAGAATGTATCTACTTGTGCATTACTTTTAAAAACACCACTACCAGTTACAATAAGATAATCTCTTACAGTAACACCAGTTTCTACTCTAAGTCCTTTATTGGGAGATATTATAGCTTCAATTGAACCTGATTTTAATCTATCTATATCACCTAATGCATCAGCAGGTATATTATATAGTCCACCACCATCTCCTTTATATAAAGATGCTGATAAATCTCCAATTATATTTGTATCTCCAGTTATGTTTGTAGGTACATTTACTTCGAATGAAGTTCCACTTAAAACTGATGCGGTAGCTGAACCTTCAGCTATTCTACCAATATCACCAGTAAGTGCAGTTGTTGGAATACTTTCTAATTGAGAACCATCTCCTTTAAATGAACCAGTAAATGAACCACTATATGAAGATGCAGTTATTCCACCTTCGACATTCAAAGACGTATTAATATCAACCGATGAGGTTGATATGTTTAATTGTTCTACACCTTGAACATCAATCGAAAGTAAGCTTTGACTGACTTGATTTATTCCGTTAGGGTTCTTTCCTCCGTATTTCATTAACCTCTATTTATGATATCTCTAATACTGATACAATAACATCTGCTGAACTATTAACATTAGATGTTACAGTTATCGAATCGTTTGCTTCTAAAACTACTTTTTGTTCACCACCAACTAAAATTGTGGATGAACCATTTGGGATAACTGCTCCTTTTACTAAATATTTAGTAACACTAGCAGAATTATCAGTTATTTGTACATCTACATAAATGTTTTGAGATACAATATTTGCTACATTTATACCAATCACAGTTGTTGATGTTGCAGCTGGTGTTGTGTAAACACCTAACCCACTTGTTCCAGCAGGTCCTTTTATACTATTTTTAAATATATTTGCCATATCTTATCCTAATGCTATTGAGAATGCTAAAGCAGAATCCAATACATCTACACCATCAACAGAAAAACTATTGTTTGGTGTTAAATTTATTGAACCACTTACTTCAACAGAACCACTATTAATAATACTTACACCACCATCGGTATTTTCCGTACCAACAGTTAATGATTGTTTTATAGTTAAATCGGTAAATTCAGCCTGTTCAACTGCAATATCTCCAATAAAAGAACCACTAAATGAACCGGTGTATGAACCTGTAAATGACCCACTTAATTCAGCGTATGCCGAAGGAGCCTGTGTAATCGAACCGGAAAAACTAGGTTGGTCTATTCTCATTTGATAATTACCTTTACTTTGATATAAATATTAAATAAATATCTTTTAACTTCTAAGAAGGGATGTTAGGCCAAGTAATATCGTATGGGTCTGATTGATTTGTTATATCTCTTAGTGATTGTCTATATGTTTGCCAATCTGTTAGGGTTGAACCTGATATTGGAGAATCATTAAATTGAGTCCAATCAGATTCAGATAATAACGAATCTCTACTACTTCGTACTTCCGACCATTTTATTTCTCTTCTCTTATTAATTGTTTCTGTATCCGCATCGGATATTGTATATGTTTGTATATAAATTGAACCAGATAATGTTGGTGTTACTTCAGTTACATCTTTAGAATCATCATTATCATAACCACTACTTTTCATCTCAACTTGGTAAATGTTAAATGATTCTAATAAACTATCTGTGATAATTGTTGGGAAACTTGTGTTCGGATTCTCATTTTTTAAATTTTGAACCGAATATGGATAAGTTATTGTTGAGCCTGAAACTTTTAAGTACATATCTTTTTATTTAAATGTTGCTGGTATTGAACTGAAATTAGTTAAATTATTACAAAATGCAAAACAATCCGTACCAATCGGACTTGCACCTCTTTCAAATATCTCATCACCATTAGAATCAGCTGGTGTTACACCTGTTAATAAGTTGGCTGTTGTTGCCATATTAAATGCATTAGAAAATGTAGTAACTTGTTGGTTATTAGTAAAAAATTGAGTTGGAATACCAGCCACCTTTCTACAGTTTCTAAATACCGATTCAAAGTTTACCACTAAAGGATTGTTATCAAATAATCCAGATGGTATTGTTGTTAAATTTAATAATGCGTTAAATGTACCAGAAAAAGATGTTACAGCTGTATTATTATTAAATAAACCAGATGGTATTGATGTTATTCCTGTACAAAATACAAATGTGTTAGTAAATGAGACTACATTTGATGAAAAATCAAATATACCATTTGGTATTATAGTAATTCCAGTTTCTCTAAATGTGGAGTTAAATCGTTTTACACTATTTAAACCATCATTTAATGTTGCGTTATTAGAACCATCAGCTGGGATAGTTGTTAAATTAATACATCCGTAAAAATCTACTTCTTCTAATTGAGTTTTTCCCCAATCATCAACTGATTTATATAAGTTTTTATATAAAGGGTCATTACCCACACTAAAGCCTGTACAATATCCATTAATTGTAATTTGATAAGTTCCAGCTGCTGAATATGTGTGAAATCTATCTGAAGATGAAGTTGAAAAAATTGTGAAATCTCCACTACCATCTCCCCAACTTACTGTTATGTTAGGTTGCTTTCCACCTGGCGCAGTAATCGGTAACTCAAATTGAGTATTTGCCGATGTTGTTTGTATTGTAAATTTAAAAGGTCTCAATTGTCCTGCTTCTATTGTTAGTAATCTTCTTGCTATACTCATAATTCATAACTCATTAACTTATATTATTTGCACTTAGGAATCCATAATAACTACTCCCCCCATCATAAGTATAGAATACTAATATATCTTTTCCAGTTCCTGTTAATGTTGGGGCTGCTCCATTTGCCCATTGTATTTCTGATGGCCAAGTAGTAGTTGCTGTTCCACCACTTCCATCTTCCATTACCAACGTAAATCCAATTGCACGAGGACCTGTTGGTTGTCCTGATATACTGATTGTAATATTTCCAGTTCTTCTAATACTAAAATTATTAGCAGTTATTAAAGATATATTTACACCACCATTTTGATTTCCTAAATCACTATAAGTTTCATGATAGTATTTAGAGTATGTTAGCTGCCCAACCTCTAAGGAATCATTTATATTTGTATTTCCAAGTACATTTAATACAGTTCCGTTAAATGTTAAGTTTGATTCCGCCGTTGCAGTTCCATCACCATCCATAGTAAGAACTCTATCCGTACCATCATCAGTAACTTCTAAGAATCCACTTGAACCAGAACTACCAGATGAACCACTTGAACCACCACTACCAGATGAACCATCAGTACCTAAACCAGACGTACCCGATGTTCCAGAAACACCTGATGAACCGAATAAAGTTCCATCTTGTCCAGATGTTCCAGAAGAACCATTTGAACCCTCTGCTCCAGAAGAACCAGATGTTCCAGAAGAACCACTTTCTCCACTCGTACCAGAAACACCTGATGAACCAAATAACGTTCCATCTTTTCCAGATGTTCCAGATGTTCCACTTGAACCAGAAGAACCAGATGTTCCAATGGAACCACTTTCTCCACTCGTACCAGATGAACCTGATGAACCAAATAGAGTACCATCTTGTCCAGATGTTCCAGATGTTCCAACAGAACCACTTTCTCCACTCGTACCAGATGAGCCACTTTCTCCACTCGTACCAGATGTACCCGATGAACCGAATAAA